TTGTTAAGAGATACAATTGCCCGGGTCGCTCTTGATGGAGAAGACGAGATTGCGAATATTATGGATGACCTGCTTGATGGGAAGATCCTTCAAGGACTTAAAAATTTAAAAGGGCTGACCGAAGAGCTGGAAGAGAGGTTGTCTGATGAATAAAAAAGAAGTCATAATATATGAAAGATATCGCAAACTGATCTTCAATAGAGCGTGGGCTTGGCAATTAAGAACCGGAAAGGATGTGGAAGAGTTGGTGGCAGAAGGGAATCTTGTTTTTTGTAAATGTCTTCAAAACCATGATAAAGAAAAATCCTCTTTTTCCACATATCTGTATAATAGTCTCCAAATGCATTTTGGTAATATGGTCAACATTTCCTGGTCTTTGAGATCTGCCCGGCACTTGGAGCAGGGCGACTTAGAGCCTGATCAATGCGGAGAGTTTTCAACATCTTCTCCTCAACAGGAAGCGATATTTCGACAGATCATTAATAATCTTTCTACGGACAGTAAAGAAGTGATCAAGGCTATTTTTGAAACCCCGCTCGAAATAATTGAGGTTTTTGGGATAACCAAAGTGACGAAAGCCTGTCTGAGAGACTATTTTCGTCAATGTCGCGGATGGCAATTTAAAAGGATCAAAGCGGCTTTTGCGGAGATCCATAAAGCGATTTTGTAAGCGTATTAATATTTTTCTTTTACAAAACAAAAATATCTTATATAATGTAGGTATAGAGGAGAAGTAAAGTGCCTACATTCATCGTAAAAAATCAGATCGAAATAAGAGGAGCTGATAAGGGTCTTGACGACTTTATCTGCTCCTCTCTCTCCATGCCGAACCCCTTATATGATCAAAACAAGAGAATGGGTAGATATAACGGGGGCACTCCGAAAACTCTTTTCTTCTATGACAAAACCGCAGTAAACTCAATCCTGACCCCACGGGGCTTTCTCCCATATTTGACAAACTATTGTCAGGCTCGTTTTTTCCCGTTTCGACTGAGAGACGAAACTCATCTTTACGATCCGGTCAATTTTGTTTTTCATGGAGAGCTAAAGCCTTTCCAGAAACAGGCCGTTAATACCATGCTCTCCAAGAATGAGGGGACTCTTTGTGCTCCTACCGGAGCCGGCAAAACAGTCATGGCTCTTTACCTGGTCTCCCAAAGAAAGCAACCAACCATTATTATTGTGCATACAAAGGAGCTTCTTAATCAATGGGTGGAGAGAGTTAAAACCTTTTTGAAAATACCTGCATCCGAGATTGGCCGTATTGGAGACGGCAAATTAGAAACAGGGCGCTTAATAACCATTGCTCTTGTCCAGACATTGAGAAACCATTCTGATCTGATAAATGATTATGGCTATTTGCTTGTTGATGAATGTCACCGGACTCCATCAAAGACATTCACCAATATTATTAAGGAATACTCCGGCAAATATATGACGGGTTTGTCTGCAACTCCTTTCCGGGCAGATAGATTGACAAAAGTGGTGGGTTGGTACGCGGGAAATATTTTGGTTAAAATACCCGCAAAAGATTTGATTGCAGGAGGAGATATTGTCGGGGTTGCCCCTGTTTTCCGGGAGACTTTTTTTAAGTCTGAGCTGGACGATCCGGCAAATGAATATTCCAAACTGCTTTGGGAATTGTCTCGTGATTCAATGAGGAACGAAATGATTATCGAAGACATTATTAATGAAGTCAAACAGGGGGAGACTTGTCTGGTTTTGACAGATAGAAAGGATCACTGTCAGGAATTAAAAAGCCTATTGCTCTCCCGCCGTAAAGTTGCGACGGCTGTTTTGACAGGTAGTGTAGGGTCAAAAGAAAGAAAGCGGATCATTCAAAGGGTTAATGGCGGGGAGATCAAGGTTTTAATCGCTACGGGCAATTTGATAGGAGAGGGTTTTGACTGCAATAATCTCTCTACTTTGTTTTTGACTTTACCGGTAAAATTTGCCGGGAGAATTATTCAATATGTCGGCAGAGTGTTAAGACCAAAGCAGGGTAAAAAAGAAGCAAAGATCTATGATTATTTTGATCCTAACATAAAATGTCTCTATGGAAGTTTAAAAAATCGGGAGATCCAATACAGGAAATTAGCGGCGAAAAAATAATAGACAAGGAGAAGAATATGCCATTAAAATGTTATGTCCCTAAGAAATTTCAACGGGAGAGCTTACTTATTATTGAGCAAGCTAATCTGATAATAGAAGAATACCAGCAGGAAGCACTTATCTTAACCTTAAGGCAGTTGTATTATCAGTTTGTAGCCAAAGACTGGATCGCAAATAAAACAGCTGAATATCACCGACTCGGGAGTATTATAAATGACGCCCGACTTGCCGGATTGATTGACTGGGATTCAATTGAAGATCGGTCAAGAAACCTTCAAAAACTTACTCATTGGATAGACCCGGGAGAAATTGTCTCGGCGGCGGCAAGGAGTTTTCGTCTTGATCATTGGATAAGTCAATATTGGCAACCTGAAGTCTGGATTGAAAAAGAAGCTTTAACAGGAGTCATAGAGGGAGTATGCCGGGACTTAGACACTCCTTATTTTGCGTGTCGGGGCTATGTCTCTCAATCTGAAATGTGGAGAGCGTCTCAAAGACTTAAGGGCTATGCTGAGTTGGGCAGGACTCCTGTTATAATTTATCTTGGAGATCACGATCCTTCAGGAATTGATATGACAAGAGATATATTTGATCGCCAGCAATTATTTATCGGAGAAGTAAAAGTTGATAGAATAGCCCTGACAATGGCGCAGATCAAAAAATATTCTCCGCCTCCTAACCCGGCCAAAGTGACCGACTCCCGTTTTTCAGAATATTCGCTTAAGTACGGAGACGATAGTTGGGAATTAGATGCTTTAAAGCCAGATATTTTACAAAGATTAGTCAGAAGTAATATTTTGAAATATCGGGATAAAGATATATATTTATCCATTCTCTCTAAAGAAAACAAGTATTTGGAAACCTTGAAGAACATAGAGATGAATTGGGAAAGCTTATAAACTGCAAGATAGGAGAAAACCATGTCAGAGATAAAATTCAAATACACCATTACAAAGCCAGACGGAGGTATATTCCATCGTTATTTGACTTTGAAAGAAATAGAGAGCGGAGATCTTGTTCAATGGTTTCAATATGCCAATATTTATGAACATGAGATTAGCAGGAAGAGATTTACTGGTAAGAAAGATAAGAATGGCAAAGAGATTTATGAAGGCGATAAAGTAAGTTTGTGGTGGCAAGAGGCTTTTTTTAGAGGGGCTGTTGAAGGAATAATTGAGTGGTCAGAAATAGGGGTTTGTTGGGCCGTTTCTTTCCCTGAAGAAGGTTTTAGCAAAGCTCTCGGGGAGATAGATTTTATTGCCTCTTGTTTTGAAGTTCTCCGGGAAACTTGATAATGGATTTTAAATTATTCTGTGATGATTTTAGAATCAAGACGGCGCCGGGAGATCACAAACATAATCGGCGTGGCTGGATCAACATCTCCTGCCCTCTCTGTTCTGGAGATCCCGGTTATCATCTTGGTTATGACCAGGCGCGGGGGTATTTTTGTTGTTATAGGTGTGGTTGGCACCCGATAAAGAGTATAATTTCGACCTTGTCTGGTATGAAAGGAGACGCTCTCAAGGCTCTCCTTAAAAGATATAAAGGCAAGGACTTAGAAGAGAAGAAGGAAATTGTCAGGGCGGAATCGGTCGTCTTTCCTACCGGGACTTTACCCATGACCTCCCGCCACAAAAGATATCTTGCCTCAAGAAAATTTGATCCTGATTATTTGGAGGCGTTTTGGAATTTAAAAGGAACTGGAGAAGCGGGCAATTATAAATTCAGGGTGATCGCCCCTATTTATTTTCAAGGACAATTAATTTCCTATCAAGGCAGAGATATCACAGATAAGCAATCTTCCAAATACAAAGCGTGTGCTGAGGAAGAAGAAGTTATCTCCCATAAATATATTTTATATGGCTGGGATCAAGTTCCTGCTGATCAAAAAACCTGTCTTGTGGTTGAAGGGGTGACTGGTGTTTGGAGGTTTGGGGCGGGGAGTCTTGCAACTTTTGGGGTCGAATATACCCATTCTCAAATTAGATTGTTGGCTTGTAGATTTGATAAAATTTATACTCTTTCTGACCCTGATGAAGCCGGGGAGAGAATGATGAATAAAATAACGACTGATTTATTGGTTATGGGTAAAGAAGTTGTCTCCCTTGAGTTTTCAGAAAAGCATTTTGATAGTGGAAATCTCCCGCAAAGTACTGCAACAGCAATGATGGATAAAATACGGACTGGTCTCCTATAAATTTTTTCTTAAATTATAGCTTTTTTATATAATATGGTTTAGTAATAGGGGAATCATGGACTCGGCCAAGTCCTGATTTCTTACAAAGGTGGGAAAGATGTTCGTGGCCTCCTGCGTTCATCTCTCCCACTTAACTTTTGACAAAGGAGGCAATGTATATGGTTGACAATTCTTTTTCTGTTTTATCTTTTAAACAATTTTCATCCTCAAACTTTCTCTCCATCAATAAAGATCTTTTATATGTCTACGGGGCAGAAGCCTCTATTTTTATATCAAACTTGATAGATAAATTCCTTTATTTTCATTCTCAGGGAGATCTCCTTGAAGGGGTCTGGTTTTTCCAAACTCATGAAAAACAAATGAAGCAGATCAAACATATGAGTGAGCGGTCTCTGCGCGGTTATAAAAGAATGTTTCGGGAGCTTGGAGTATTAGAAATTAAGATGGCCGGGATACCTTGTAAAGAGTTTTACAAGATCAATATTGATGTCTTGGTGGCTGATGTTGAAGCCAAATTAAAAGCTATGGAGAGAGATAATTTGTCAGCCCTGTCATTATCGCAAGGGCTGACAAACAGATCTATGTCAGCCCTGCCTGAAAAGGAAGGGCTTGCCCTTCCTGAAAAGGCACCCCTTATAAGGAAACCATATATAAATAAAACATATATTGAGATATCTAAAGATATCTCTTGTAGCGATTCTTTTGAATCACCACCTGTCTGCGATATCCTGAGAGTAAAAAGAAAAAGAAACGCGCCAATAAGAGAACTTCCCAAACCGAAGGAATGGATAACTTCCGGGTGGAAAAAAACAATTTTGGATTTCTGGAATCAGATGCCAGAAACCTCCCGGCATCTGGACAGAACGACCAAAGCAATCTGCAGGGCATCAAAAGATCTTGATTATTTAAAGAGAGGAACTTTTTTTAACATTAACAAACTTAGTGATGCTTTTATTAATAATGCTAAGATCCCTCAGAGCTGGATAAGAAAAAACAGAGCTTTTACAGAAAGGGAAATTTTTATAGCGGTTTCAAAATACCCTTTACTATTTAAACCTGGTTATGCCCCGACTAATAAAAAGAGCCTTCCAAGATCTTTGGAGGCATTTATTTATAATCCTCATAGATGTAGCAGTATGCTCCTGTCTATTTTGGCTAATCCGACAATAAAAGCCCGGGCGGATCAAGATCGTCTTCCTCAATATACTGCCTGTTTTAAAGAGAGAGGTTTGTTAAAGGATTTTTCGGAGCAGGAGATGGAACAGGTTTATCGCGGTATTAGAATAATGGAGAAAAGAGCTTTGGAAGATGGCATATTTGATTTTGTCTCTGACAATGGTTTTGAAAATTCGAAATTGAAGAGGATAATTGGTGTCGGATCTCCCGGTAAATTAGTTCCAATGTTTTTGAATTATGCTATTTATTTAAAGAAACAAAATCGACTGGACAAGAAAGCCATGTTTGCTCCCCGTGGTTATTTCCAGGACTTTTTAAAAGAGCTACAGGGTTATTATCGTAGTTTTGAGGTGAATTTATGAGAACAAGATCTCCTTTATTGATAAATAAATTTTCTCTTATCCGCAGAAGAAGGATGGCCCCGGAGATTCATCCAGCGGCAGAAAAGTTTTATGATGCTTTGACAACTAAGTTTAAAGAAGATGGTGTTGGATATATTCAAGGGCAAGATGTCTGCCCTATTTGTAAGGGAGTAATTAATTATACTTATCATAAGATGCAGGGATTTCTTGTTTATGAATGTTCGGATAATGATTGTCTACCTTGGCCTGACGGAGGGGCAAAGAAGCGGAGAATAGCTGGTTTATTGAAACTTGAACCTACTCGATATCAAAAAAAGAGCTGAGCGGATCGCAAGGGGTAACTTAAATGGGAGATGATTTTGATGGTTTGGTGAGAAAAAGAAAGAACCCGGAAGACGGGTGGGTGGAAAGATTGATTGTCAAGGGATTGATTGTTTCGGATAAATTTATACAGGAGGCAAAACCAGTAATTGATGCGGGGAGATTTGAAGCGGATTTTGCCGGTAAGGTCGCTTCCTGGTGTCTGGAGTATTGGAATAATTATGGCTGTTCTCCGGGCAAGAATATAGAACAGATTTATTTAGTCCATAGAAAGGAGCTTGATGAAGGACAGGCTTCTTTGATAGAGGCTTTTTTAACGGATATAAGTGACGAATATGAAAGATCTGAGGCTTTTAATGTCCCGTATATTTTAGATCTGACGGAGAATCATTTTCGTTTGGTGGGATTAAGAGAGTTGCGTAATAATATTGACAAGGCTATTAAAGGGGGTAAACCGGAACAAGGGGAAGCAATGGTTAAAGAATATAAAAGGCCTGCCCGAATGAGTGCAAGAGGGGTTGATCCCTTAAGGGATGTCAATTTTATTCTTGAAGCCAATAAGCCACAGGAGGAAAATCCTGATGTTCTCTTTTCTTTCCCGGGCGCTTTGGGGGAAGCTTGTGGTCAGTTGGAGCGGGGTTTTTTAATAGCTTTCCAGGCGGAGAGCGGGGTTGGCAAAACATGGTGGCTTTGGTTTATTGCCCGACTTGCGGTGATGGCCGGTTTTAATGTCGTGTTTTTTTCTTTGGAGATGAAAGAGAAAAAGATGGGTAGAAGAATGTGGCAGGATCTGACCGGTAGTCCTACAAAGGGAGAAGGGCGTGTTCTCATTCCTGTTTTTGATTGCTTAAAAAATCAGGCGGATATTTGTACTATGAAAGAGAGAACTTGTCAGGTGGGCTTGTATGATGAAGATGGTAATCTCCCAATACCGGGGACTGAAAGGACAGACTATTCTCCTTGTTCTGCTTGTCGTCAAAACTGGGATGATTCCATGATGACTACTTGGTGGAAGGTGGAACAGAGGGATATTTTAGACTCGGCCGTAGCGATTAAAAAACATGCCGTAATGGAGAGAACGGGATCTTTAAAAAAGATGGGCAAACTTCATTTGGTAGAATTTCCAATGGATTCTTTGACAATAGAGGAGATGACGGCATATGTGAATAATCTGGAGTATTATGATGATTTTATTGTTGATGTGGGAATAAGTGATTATGCCGATAAATACAAGTGGAGTAATCCGCAGGATGCTAAAAATAGTATAGACAAGATATGGGCTGGTCACAAAGGATTGGCTCAGGAGAAATCTTGTTTATGGGCGACTGCGAGTCAAAGTAATACAGAGAGAAGTGGCAAGAAGGTTGGTAAAGCGAGTTGGGCGGATAGTATTGAAAAAAGAAGAGGCATAGATCTTGGTATTGCTTTGAATCAAAAACCAGAGGATTCTCAAAACGGATTGATGTATTTGTCTATTGATAAGATGAGACACGAAGAGACGGTTTTTACTGAAGTTGCTGTTTTACAGCAGTTGGCAATAGGCAGACCTTATATTGATAGTTGTTTTGTCAGGAGAACTTTTAAAAAATAGAATTAAAAAAAGGAGATTGAAAATGGTGTCAATTACTAAGATTTTTAAGTTTGAGGCGGCTCATTACCTTCCTTCGTATGTTGGTAAGTGTCATAATATCCATGGTCACTCTTATTGCTTGGAGATTGAGGTTAGTTCTCCTATCGTTACAGAGGGTTCGGGGCAGGGAATGATAATGGATTTCGGTCTTTTAAAAGAAATCGTTGAAAGAGATGTGATATCCTTTTGCGATCATGAACATTTGAACTCTATTTTTTCTAATCCGACAGCGGAGAATATGGTGTTTTGGGTTAAAGAGCGCTTATTGGATAGTCTGCCTGGTTTGGTAAGAGTCAGATTGTGGGAAACGGATACCTGCTATGCAGAATGGAAGAGTAAACAATGAAGATATATATCGCCGGTAATACAATTATTTCGACAAGGGAGAGAATGATTTTTGAGGTCGGAGGGAGAAATCGACTTGCTTCTTACTTTTATTTGATTCAGGCGATAATAAAAGATCAATGGGCAATGACAAAACAAGTTGCAAAGGAGAGCAAATGCAAATAACTGAAATATTTCAAAGTATAGACGGAGAGGTTAATCGTTTTGGACAGGGAGGATTGACCACTTTTGTCAGGACGGGCGGCTGTAATTTACATTGTTGCTATTGCGATACTCCGAAAGCTCATAATGAGGGGCGTTTTTATGAGGTAAAAGAGGTTTATGATTCGGTGGTTTTTTTGGAATGCCCGAAAGTGACCATTACCGGGGGAGAGCCTCTTTTTCAGTATGACCAGACTTTGGCATTGATTAGTCTTTTATTGGCCAGAGAATATCGGGTAACTGTTGAGTCTAACGGATCTTATGGCCCGCCAGATAAATATCTGTTAAAGGATGGTCTTGGCTGGGTTTTTGATTATAAGTTGGAATTCCCTGACGCGATGCAGTTGGGTATGATGGAGAAATTACAAAAGCATAACTGGATTAAATTCGTGATCCAGTCTGATAAAGATTATAAAGAGGCGGTCAGGGTTGTTGATTATTTGCGTAGGCAGGGATCGAAAGCAAGTATTGCTTTTAGCCCTTGTTTACCTGATGCGGGTTTGTCAGGGGCGGGGTTGGTTGATCGGATGGTTTCATCTCGGCTTTGGCGACTTGGAGTCTCCCTCAATTTACAGATTCATAAGGCAATATCAGTTGCTTGATTCGCGTCCTTATATATAAGCTTTGTTTTTGTCAGGATAAAAAAATAAAAAGTATTTTGTTCGCTATTTTCAAATTCATATATAATATAATCAAATAACACATGGATCTAATTTGACTTGATCCAATAACCTAAACAAACGAAAAGGAGATAGTAAAATGGCCGAAGAAGCGAAAGAGTTTAAAATGGAAGATTTGGTAAGTGCCGCTGATGATTTAAACAAGGTTTTGCAGTTAGATCCGCCCATTGTAACGGTTTTGGAAGTTAAAGGCCGTGGGGCGGCAAAAGCGGCGGCGGAGAAAAAGTTCATAGACCAGCTGATTGTCGATATAAAAGATGTCGCTCAGGGACAGGATGAAGAGACTAAAAAATTTGATCTGCAGGAAGGTGATCTTACTACTTTACAGTCAGAGACCGTGGAGCTTATTTATTTGCTGTCTCCGGAAACAAAGGGCAGATTGACTGCAGGGGCAACAAAAGGTAAAGCCAAAGCGGCTCCCAAAGCTCCTAAAGCTGGCGCCTCTGCTGGCAAAAAGGCCGGGGCTCCTAAGAAAGAGGGGCCGGGAGTAATTGCTTCAATTCTGGAAGCAATCCCGAAAAAAGGATCTACAACTTTGGAGAAGATCCACGAATTTCTTATCGCCAGATTTCCTGACAGAGACAAAGTGGCAATGAAAAAGACCATCAATGCCCAGCTCGGCGGAAAGAAAAGTCCTACCAGGTTGGAAAGAGAGAAGGGCGTTAAATTAACAATCTCCGACGGCAAGATTTCTCTCAAGGCATAATAAACATTAACTTGCTGATTCTGATGAATGATTGGCGAAAGGACAAGACATGAAAAAGGGCTCATGTCTTGTCCTCCTTTCTGGAGGACAAGACTCAACAACATCTCTGTACTGGGCAAGGGAAAATTTTACTTCCGTCTCCGCAATTAATATTATCTATGGACAACGACACTTGATCGAAGTAAAATGCGCAGATAAAATAGCTGATCTTGCGGGGGTTTCTGTAAAACATCAAATAACGACGGATATTTTTCAAAACATTGGAGATTCCGCTCTTCTTTCTTCTTCTGGAGATATTAATTCTCATCACAGGGGGTCAGATAAATTACCGGCCTCTTTTGTACCTGCCAGGAATATTCTTTTTTTAACTATCGCCGCCGCCGTAGCTTTTAAAACGGGAATAGCGGACATAGTTACCGGGGTTTGTCAGACTGATTTTTCGGGCTATCCTGATTGCCGAGACAATACAATCAAGTCATTACAGGTCACATTATCTCTTGCAATGGATTACCCCTTTATCATCCATACCCCGCTTATGTGGCTTACTAAAGCAGAATCGGTAAAATTGGCGAAATCGTTACCGGGCTGTATGGATGCCTTGGTCTATTCACATACTTGTTATGAGGGACTATATCCTCCTTGCGGTAAATGCCCGGCTTGTATATTAAGACAGAAGGGTTTTCAAGAAGCCAACACTCCTGACCCTATTTATTTGAGGAGCATATTTGATCCTGTTAATTGCGAAGGCTAAAATCGAGAGGTGCAGATGAAAAAGATTAATTATGGAGCAAAACTTTTTGAGAGAGATGTGGAGATATTGGCGCAGAATATTTCTCTCAATTCATATAGCGCTATTTATGGGGTTCCAAGGGGAGGAATTCCTTTGGCTTGCGCTTTATCACAAAGGTTAAACATTCCTTTAGTTACAGATCCGCCAATGAAAAGGAATTTTAAAAGGGCTTGTCTTATTGTGGATGATGTTGTTGATTCTGGCCGGACAAGGATGAAATATAAAGACTTTGATTTTGTTGCGATTCATGTTAAAAAGAATACCCCGCCTTTATGTTATCCTACTTTGTATGCCGAATTGATTGATGGCTGGGTGGACTACTTTTGGGAGACAAATGACTCTTCTGGAGTTGAGGACAATATTGTTCGGATGATTCAATATATTGGAGATGACCCTCTTCGGTCAGGAATGCTGGAAACTCCCGCCCGGGTCGTAAAATCTTGGAAGGAGATCTTTGCTGGTTATGATCAAAGTCCGAAGGATGTTTTCAAGACTTTTGACGATGAGAGGGAAGATTTTAAATTTGGAGGTTTGGTTTATCTTAAAAATATAGAGTTTTATAGCACTTGCGAACACCATTGGCTTCCTTTTCTTGGTACTGCATTTATTGCTTATATTCCGAATGGCCCGGTGATCGGGACTTCCAAGATGGCCAGACTCCTTGATATTTATGCGCGTCGGTTTCAGATGCAGGAAAGGATAGGAGAGCAGGTTACAAAGGATTTGATGGAACATTTAAACCCTATTGGAGCGGCCTGTCTTATTGAGGCAAAACATTTATGTATAGCCTGCCGGGGAGTAAAGAAACAGCATTCGGAGATGGGTTATAGTTCTCTTAAAGGAGTTTTTCTTGAGCAGACAAATGCTGGAATTGCGGCAAGAAACGAGTTGATGGCTTTGTGGGCAAGGAGATAGAAGATCGTGATAATTTGTCCGGCTTCTTTTTCGGCTCGGGAAAAAGACTGGGGAGGGGCTCATAAACAGGAAGCTTGGATGATCTCCCAAGGCTTGACGGGCAGGCTTCTCTCTTATTATTCTGTGACTGTTGATCAAGCCGAGTCTAAGAACAGCTTTAACTTTTATAGGAGATTTATGAGAAGGGGTAATAAAAACAATGCGGCGCCTTGGCAGGGCAAGGTTTCTCTTTTTATAGATTCCGGAGCTTTTTCTGCTTGGAGTAAAGGGGTGCAGATAAAGCTTGATGAATATATAGCTTTTATAAAAGAGAATATAGACATCATTGATGTTTATGCGAATCTTGATGTTATCGGGGACGCTCAAGCTACTTGGAAGAATCAAGAGATAATGGAAGGGCAGGGACTTTCTCCTCTGCCCTGTTTTCATTATGGGGAGGATTTTAAATGGCTTAAGTTTTATCTGGACAGGGGCCATGACTATATTGCTTTGGGAGGCATGGTTCCGATATCAAGCGCGGCCTTGGAGCCGTGGCTCAATGTCGTTTTTTCCCGTCATATTTGTGGAGAAGATGGGATGCCATTGGTCAAGATCCACGGTTTTGGTTTGACAAGTTTGCCTCTTATGATTAGATATCCTTGGTACTCGGTTGATTCTACTTCATGGGTTATGACAAGCCGCATGGGCGCAGTTTATGTTCCAAGATTCAGGTCAGGAGAGTGGATCTATAATGAAAACCCCTGGAAAGTGTCGGTCTCTTCCCGAAGTCCGGCAAAGGAAGAAGCGGGAGAACATTTTGATACCCTTCCTCCAAAAGCAAAGGAAGAAATAAAAGCGTATTTTGAACAGAAAAATTATATAATGGGAACTTCCGAGTTTCACCAGGAGAGTAAGAATTATATTTTAAGGGACAATGAGCGGTGGGCGAGTAAGAAGGGGACTGATCGGAGAGATGTCGAGACTATTATTCAAGAGGGTCTTTGCAATAGTTATAAAAAGAGAGATGAGTTGAATGTCATATATTTTCTTGATCTGGAGAAATATTTACCTGCTTGGCCTTGGGCTTTTAAAGGATCTCGCAGGGTCGGATTAGGTCTTATGTAATCTTTAAAGCTACGAAAAGGTTGACAGGATGAAATTGTACTTTGCGATGTTTCCACCAAATGTGGAAGCTACTCAAAACGAGACTTTGAAGAGAGTGGGAGGTCATTGTAAATTGACCTCCTTTTATTTTTTAGAAGGAGACAGTCTTGTTTTACAAAAATTAATAGCGGAGGAAAGGGAGTGGATAATAAATGAAAATAAGAAAAGACGTTTTATTGGGAGCACTTTCCAAGGTAAAAGTAGGCCTGTCAGATAAGGCTATTATTGACCAGACGGATCACTTTATATTCGATAAGGATTATGTCAGAACTTATAACGACCAGGTAGCGGTTTCGTTTCCTCTTGCGACAGGATTGTCTATGGCAATTAAGGCGTCCGGTTTTTATAAGTTGATTTCTAAGATTCAGGCCGAAGAAATTAACATGGATATAGTTGAAAATCAGTTAGAGCTTTTGGCCGGGAGAACGAAAGCAAAAATTTCAATTGCCTCTGAAATTAAATGTCCTGCGGTTCCTATTTCCAAGAATAAAAACTGGAGACAACTTCCCAGTGATTTTGCTGACGGGTTGAAATTTTGTTCTTTCTCTGCGGATAAAAATATGCTTATCCAAGAATTGACCTGTCTGTGGATTACTGCCGATAATATATTGTCTTCGGACAATTGGAGAGCCACCAAATTTTATCTTGACGGTAAGATAGATTCTCCCTTTTTACTTCCTGCGGTGAGTGCCCGAACTCTTGCAAAATATGCTCCTGTTGATTATTTGCTTGAACAGGCGTGGGTACATTTTAAGAATAAGGAAGGGGCTATTTTTAGCTCAAGGACGGTGGCCGGAGTTTACCCTGAAGCGATCTGGAGTCTTTTTGAAGTTGATGGAGACAAAGTTGTTTTGCCTTCGGGGTTACAGGCTTCTGTTGATACAGCTACGGCTCTTGTAGAAAAGAATGAGGAGGATTTTATCGAATTGTCCGTCCAGTCAGGTCAGATGCTTTGTAAAGGTAAAGGGGTTGGCTGGGAAGTGGAAGAAGAATATCAAATTCGTTGTCGTAAGAATTTTGAGATTAAAGTCTCTCCGGAGGCTTTAGTGGAGATTCTTGCCCATACATCTGAAATGATTGTTGGGGAGAATAAATTGTTTTTTGGGGGAGATAAATTTGAACACGTGATTTGTGTAAATTAGAAGGCATGTATTTGTGTTGATCTGGTAAAGGAGATTGGTGATTTATCAATCTCCTTTATAATTGTTATGGGTGATTTTGGTTTGTGAGGTAAATTCTTTTAGGATTTTTTGGCTTTTTATATAATAGATCATTAAAACTTATCTGAAAAAATGGGATCTTTTTATTATGATACACCTTCATGTTCATTCGGAATATAGTCAGTTGGATGGTATTGGTAAGCCCGCGGATTATGCCAGGAGAGCAAAAGAACTTGGAATGACCGGGATCGCGATAACTGATCATGCCAATATTGATGGAGCAATTAAGTGGCAGAAGGAATGTCTTAAAATAGGGGTGAATCCTATTGTCGGATGTGAGTTGTATGTAGTCCCTGATATGACTATCAAGGAGAAGGGAGAGAAAAGAGGCCATGTTGTTTTGCTTGTTAAGAATCAACGTGGCTGGATCAGTCTTTTGAAGATGTTGACAAAGGCTAATACAGAGGGTTTTTATTATCGCCCGAGAATAGACTTTGAAACTCTTTGGGAGAACATGAATGATGGACTTGTTTTAATGACCGCTTGTGTTTCCTCTTTTTTACATCTGCCCGGTGGAGAAGACTTACTGCTTGATTTGATGGACGATGGAATGTCTTGCTATCTTGAAATAATGCCTCATCTTGTGGATTCCCAAGTCAAAACGAATATGCTTTGCCGGGATCTACACCAGGAATTAAAATTGCCATTGGTGGCGACAAATGATTGCCATTATGTTTTAAGTGACCAGGCTAAGGCTCAGGAGGTTTTATTGGCTATTCGGAGTAAAGGCAAATGGAATGATCCGAATCGGTGGAAGTTTGATTTTAAGGATCTTTATCTTCGGACAGAACAGGAGATGATTGATGCTTTTGAAAAACAGGGGGTTTTTAGCAGGAGAGAATACATACTTGCAATAATGAATAGCAATAAAATAGGGGAGATGTGTTGGGATTTTAGAATTGAGAAAGGAGAGCCAGATTTACCAATTACTCGATACGAGAAAGAACATCCAAATTTAATAGCAGACGATATTTTAGATCATTTTTGTTCTCAAGGCATGGGCGATCCCGGAAAATTATTAGAGGAGTATTATTTACGATATGAGATGGAAATGGCGTTGATAAAGAAAAAAGATTTTGCTCGATATTTTTTAATTGTATATGAGATTATAGAATTTTGTAAGAAAAGTGGAATTATGGTTGGCCCGGGTAGAGGGAGTGTTGGCGGAAGTCTTGTTGCTTATCTCCTTGGTATTACGGCTGTTGATCCGATAAAATATGGTCTTCTTTTTGAGAGGTTTATAAGTCAAGATAGAATTGATCTTCCTGATATTGACATTGATTTTGATCGCAATAAGGTTTCTTTAGTAAGGCAACATATTGAACAGGAGTATGGTCAATATAATGTGGCCGGTATTAGTACTTTTATGTCAATGAAGAGCCGGGCGGCAATTCGCGATGTGGGTAGGGTTTTTGATATCCCTCTTAAGGAGATAGATGAAGTCGCTAAAGTGATAAGACAGGGAGAACATGAGAACAATGCTATTGCTTCTTCTCCACGGGTATCGGTAATAGCAAAAAATTTTAAGGCAAAATATCCTGAAGTTTTTGGTCTTTCTTGTGCTTTGGAAGGACAGATCAGGGGTAGTGGCCAGCATCCTGCAGGACTTATAATAAGTGGTCAGGATCTAAGGGAGAGTGATCGGTGTAATTTGTCTATGAGGGGAGGGGTTGCGGTAGTAAACTGGGATATGCAGGATTGTGACTATTCCGGCTTGATTAAAATTGATGTTTTAAAGCTTGGGACTTTATCTGTTCTTGATGAGTGCAAAAGATTGATAAATGAGTCTCAGAATACAGATCCTTCTTTTTGGTATCACTCTGGAAGCGAATGTCATTTTGTTGAACATAATTTATCGGATGAAGCAGGTCTTGAGTGTGACAATGTTGATTTTGATTATGCTAAGCTTTCGTTTGATGATCCGCTGGTCTTTGAGATGATTTCTAATGGAGATACGGCCGGGATCTTCCAAGTGACCGGCTATGCTTGTACAAAGCTCTGTAAAGAGATGAGACTGGATAATTTTAATGATTTGACTGCGGTCATGGCTCTTCCAAGGCCGGGGCCACTTGCTTCGGGGGAGGCAGATCAGTATGTTAAGAGAAAACATGGTCAAAAGTGGAAGCATCTTCATCCTTTATATGAGGAGATAACAAAAGAGACATATGGGGTTATGATTTATCAGGAACAGATAATGAGGGCGATGACAGATCTTGCTGGATTTACTGGCAGTGATGCGGATAGGATAAGAAAAATAATAAGTAAAAAAAGAGAGGCGAAGTTTTTTGAACCTTACCGACTCTCTTTTTTACAGGGTTGTAATGACAGACAAACTCTTACGCAAAAGCAAGCCGAGACATTTTGGCAGGGTCTTCTTGAGTGGGCACATTATTCATTTAATAAGTCTCATGCGGTTGAATATGCGATGATTGCTTATTGGACGGCTTTTGTTAAGCTTTATTACCCGGTTGAATTTTTATGTGCTTCCCTGACTTATGGAGATGAGGGAGATAAAGAAGCAATAATAAAAGAAGCGCAGATCAAAGGAATTCAAATAGTTACTCCGAAAGTTGGAATTTCAGATCCTCGGAAATGGATAGCCCATGAGGGTAGAGTTTATATACCATTTATGGAGATAAAGGGCATTGGAGAATCTCAGGCGGATAAATGCGCCACAATGGTTCAGACCGGGAGAAAAAAGAAAGGATTTTTTAATTTAGAGATGGCTTCTAAGAAGAAAGACAAATTGTCTACCCTACTTTCAGACATAAAGGCTTTTGATCCTTCTCCTTCCGAAAGACCTGTCAACCTTAAAGAATATTTTCAATTTGATATTGGAGTAAACCGTTCTTTATAAATTTCCTAAAAACAATCTTTCTTTATATAATATATATAATGGGAGGTGGAAATACGAATATGGGATCTAATTATATTTGGTGTCCGAAGGAAAAAGTGTCAAGGTATGAGGGCATTGTTGCGAGTGGGGTTGGGCCAAACAGAGACATTAATATTTGCATTCATGAGGGTTGTACCTGTGATGAGTTTAGAATTAGAATGGGAGAAATTTCCTTGGCTTTGGTTGAACGAAGACAAGCAGAAAGAGAAGCGGCCGGGGAGATCATTATTAGAAGACACCGCGGGGGAGATAAAAAAGTAGCAAAAAGGAGATCAAAGAGATTTGATTCTGATCAGAAGGTTGATCCTGACCCGAATATAGAATCGCAATCGACAATAAGAAGGAGGAGAATGATTTGAGTTTATATAAGAAATACAGACCTAAGAATTTTGAAGAGGTTATAGGCAATGAGGGAATGGTGGCGACTATTAAAAGTAAATTTGATTCATCAACTCCTTTCCCGCAAGCTGTATTATTCCAAGGGCCGACTGGTTGTGGCAAGACGACTTTTGGCCGGATACTCAGGGATATGCTTGGCTGTTTAGGGCAGGATTATCTCGAGATAAATAGTGCAAATAATCGTGGAATAGAGACGGCTCGTTTGATAATGGATGGAATGAAGTATTTGCCAATGTCGCCGGGAGGCAAATGTCGTATATATCTTCTTGATGAGGTTCATCAAACTTCTCCTGATTTCCAGAATGCATTATTAAAGCCACTTGAAGATACTCCAGAACACGTTTATTTTATTCTTTGTACAACAGATCCAACAAAGCTTCTGGCCACGGTTAGAAACAGATGTACTATGTTTGAGGTTTTGCCTCTTACAGAAAATCAACTTGTCTCTTTAATGACTTGGGTTTTAACTGAAGAAGGAGTATTTGTAGATGATTACCCTGCCGGAGCTTTGAAACAAATTGCGGAAGTCTCGTCTGGTTGTCCGCGTCAGGCTCTTGTGATATTAGACGAGATAATTGATCTCCCACAAGACAAGGTTCTTGCGGCCATACAGGATTTAAGGGTGGCGGATGCCAGTATTGTTGATCTGTGCAAGGCTTTGTTAACCAAACAATCTTGGAAGAGAGTAAATGGGATTTTAGATAAGATGGACACTTCTAAACCCGAAGGCATCCGAAGAGCAGTTACTGCTTGGATGAGTGCAGAGGTTAAAAGATCGGGAAATCTTCAAGCGGCTTTGATTTATGATGATTTTAAAAAGCCATTTTACGATAATGGAGTAAATGATTTAATCATGGCTTGTTTTAAAACTTGCACTATGTAGGGGGAGATAATGAAGGTTAAAGAGATCCGAGTACTGGTGACTTATCCATATCAATTAGCGCCTTATCTTTATGGTAAGGTTGAGATGGCAGAAGTGGTTGGGGTTGATGACTCTGAGGTTGTCGATACTGAACAGGCGGAGGCGGATATCGTTAAAAGATTAATAGGAAGTTGTAAACAAGCTTCTTTGCTGGCTTTTTTAGAAGGGCAGGGAGAACCTATTTCCAAAGGATTGTCAGAAGGTTGTGTCTCGGAGCCAGAGCCGGATGATGCTCCTCCGTCTGTTCGTAGAAGAAGAAATCTTTAATCAAGGAGATAAATGTGAACTCATTAATGAACCCGGTTAATGAAGACGATGTGGATTATGAAAGAGATAAAAATATTGATGTTATGCGTCTTCATGAAGAATGGCTAAGACAGCCGGCTCTTTGCGGCACATATAACCTTCTTTTGGCTCAGGCGGAGGAAGATGCGGACAAGGCTAAAAAGAAAGTGGAGATTTGTAAAGCTAATTTGGCAGAGACGAAAGCAAAACTGGACTTAAGAATCAGGAGAAAGCCAGAAGATTACGAGCCTCCAATAAATAAGAAAGGAGAAATATCTACGACAGAGGCATGGATTGCGTCTGTTTTATTAGTCGAAGCCAAGCAGGATGAAGATTGTATTGATCTGGCTAAGGAATTGTCCGAAGCTCAGGACGAATTGATCAAGGCTAATAAAAGGGTGGCGGTTTATAATGCCGGAGTTAAAACAATGATTGACAGGAAGCCTGCTTTAGAACAAGCGGTTTTACTTTGGATGAAGGGTTATTATGCAATCCCGAAATTACCGAGACCTTTGGTTGAGGAGTATTTGAATGTTCAAGATTCGAAAAGAGAAGAGACTGAAATAACATTAAGAAAAGTAGTTCAACCCGCTCGACCGCAACGGCGCAGAATGATATAGAGGAGAAGTAAAGTGCCAGATTTTGGAAGTGCACAGAGTATTTTAAAATTATTCCTTTGGTTATTTTTACTGACCGCTGTTATATCGGCTTCGGGCAAAGTTATCATTAACTATTACTTTAAGAAGAAAAAGGAGGAATTACATGGCAACGGAAAACACGACGGACGCCTACCGGGAGAGACTGAAACAAAGACAACGGCAGGAATACGAAGACAAGGGCAAGACGGGACTGGGAAGAAAATCGGTTCTTGATTTTTCGAGAAGGGGCCTTGGAGAAGTCAAGATATTTATGCCTCAATATCTCCCGGCGAAAAATGTGATAGACATTCTCCCTTTTGAAATTAGCCAGAGTTGGTATGCTGGCTTGAGAATGTTTTCGGGGCGGGCAATTGGGTTACCTCCTGGTTGGTCTGATTATAAATTACAAGTCCCGGTTCATCGTAAGGTTGGTGCAAATAATGACACTCTTCTTTGTTTGAGAGAAGCCTTCGGAGGTAAGTGTTATATTTGCGATGAAATGTTTAATGCGTATAAAGCGGGAGAAAAAGAAAAAGCAAAAGATTTGAGGCCGGGGTGGAGATGTTTTTATAACATTTATAATTATGATGAACCCGACAAAGGCATACAGCTTATGGAGATAAGTTATTTTACCTTTGAAGCTACTCCGAAAAATGATCCTCAGCGGGCTAATTTAATAGATGCTGTAAACCTTGATACGAGCGGCCCGGTGCCTTTTTATGATCTTGAGTTCGGTAAGACTATTATTGCCGAATTTAAAAAGAAGGTTCTTGGCAAGCAGGAATTCCCTGAACTCTCCGCCATATCTTTTGAAGACAGGGAAGTTTATACTGACGAAATTTTCAGACAGGTTTATCCTCTTGATTCGATGTTGATAATCCCAACACCTGAAGAAGTTAAACTTGCTTATCTTGCTTATGAGGATGATGAAGACTCTCCGGAGACAAGTGGCGGTCAGTCTGCGGAAAAACCATCTTCTTCAGCAACTTCAACAACAAGGGGTGGCAGGACAAGAGGAGCGGCGCCTTCTTCTGCACCTTCTTCTCCGCCAGCAACTGGCAGAACTGTTGGTAGAGGTAGACAACAGACTCCGGCGCCCGAACCCGAACCCGAACTTGAAAATCAGGACGATGGCCCTGTTTGTCCGGCAGGTAAGGTTTTTGGTCGTGATTGTAATAGCGGCCCGGAATGTGAAGGTCAAGATCCTGAAAAGAGTTGCGATAATGAAACTTTTGAGGCTTGTTCGTTGGCCTTTGTGCAGTTTCGTGATGCAGAGACAAAGGAGAAGGAAACTCCTCCCGCATCAACAAGAACGGAAAGAACCAGAACAACAGTAGGGACTTCGGCAGGTCAAGCGACTTCAACGCCTCCGCCAAGATCGTCTTCTCCAAGGACTTCAAGAAGAGTCAGGGGAGGTTGATAGATATAAAAAGTGTATCTGGTGATTTTGGATAAGTGATCGTCAGATACACTTTATTATTTATTTTAAAAGGAATTGTTTATGAAAAAACAACAGGAGACAAATGAGCCGCATCTTATTAAAGCGACGGAGGCATTAAAATTGATGTCTGTGGAGACTCGTGGAATTTCGGTGACTTTACCTACTCTTATTGCATGGGCGAAGAAGAATGATTTTGGCAGGCGTATTGGCCACAGATGGTTTATAAAGAAAGAGGCGTTTATCCGCTTTTTACAAGAGGAGGATAAGAATAAATAATGGAAGTAAGACGACGAAGAGCGGCTATACCGGCAAATAAGTCTCTTGAACAACAGATCATTGATGGAGCGGAGACGGATAGCGGACTTCTTGTGGAACAGATCGGCCCGGAATGTGGAGATATTTCAACTGATAGACTTATTCCTTCGGGGGTGACTTTACTTAATTGTGCTTGTTCTGATAATCCATTCGGCGCTTTTGTTTTAGGGACGATCAACACTATTCCCGGGAAAAGCGCAAGTGGTAAGACCGAGTTGATGCTTACCATGCTGGCCAGTTGTGCTGTCGATAAGCGTTTTGATGATTATGAATTGATATTAGATGACGCAGAGCGAACAATGTCTTTTAATCTGGATTATTTATTTCCGCGATTGAGTACAAGATTGGCCGCTCCTGCTTATGATGGAGATGAACCGATTTACAGTAATACGATACAGGATCTGGAGAATAATATATTGTTGCGCTGTATTGGTAAAAAGAGCCGGAATAAGCCTTTTATTTATGTTTTGGATTCTTTAGATTCTTTGTCTTCTACTCAGGAGTTGGAGAGAGAATATAAGAATGCTCTCAAGATGGCCAAAAGCGATGAAGCGGTTAAAGAGATCCAGAAATCTTACGGAACGGAGAAGGCTCGTATAATAGGAGCTGTTTTCCGGATGATTAACGGTCGTATTAAAGATACTGATGGAGCTTTTTTTGTCGTCCAGCAAACCCGGCAAAGGATTAATAAAAATTTCGGGGAGACTGACTGGATTACGAGTGGCGGAGAAGCTCCGTTTTTTTATAGTTTTCACCGGGTTTATCTTGACTCAGGTAAAAATTTAACTGGAGAGTCAATGGGGGTCAAGCATAAAATCGGTGGCAGGACTCATTGCCAGGTAGTTAAAAATAAACTTACCGGTAAGAGAAGGTCAATCGACTTTGATATTTATGAAGATCTTGGCATTGATGATGTCTGTAGTTGCGTTGATTTTTTAAAATTTACAAAACATTGGCCGACTGTCGGGGCATATATGGAGGCTCCTGGAATTCTTGGAAGGGGAGAAAAAATGTATCGTAGTGAGATTATCTCCCTTATTGAAAGGGAAGGGTTGGAAGTCCAAACACAAACAATTGTGGGGCAGGTTTGGAATCAAATAGAGAAAGATATCCGTTTACATGATCGTAAGAGAAGATTTGTCTGATAAGGAGACAAAATAATGGGGCGTAGAAAAGCACCAAATACAACAAGGCCAAGGAAAATAAAAAGAAAGTCTGCAAAAGGGAAAGCTCGCAGATTGCAACACTGGGTGGTGGACAGGATCTCCGAGATAACAGGGATCGAATCAGGCAAGGACGCGCAGATTGAATCTCGGGAGATGGGTCAGGCGGGAGTGGATGTCAAACTGTATGGGATGGCAAAGGAAAAATTCCCGTTTAGCGTGGAATGCAAATATCAGGAGACTTGGTCAATTCCTGCTTGGACGGAACAGGCAAAGGCAAATAAGGCAAAGGGAACGGACTGGCTCTTATTTGTAAGGAGAAATAGAATTGATGAATTGGTGGTGATGGATGCAAAAGCTTTCTTTGATATTTACTCCCAATATCTTACTATGCTTTATGGCAAGAATCACAAAATGATGGGTTGATATATGATATCCGACATTTTTATAAAAGGGTTTCAATCTCACGACGAGACTTATTTGGAACTATCAGGAGGAGTCAATGCCTTGGTGGGAGATACGAGAAGTGGTAAGTCAGCTGTCGTCAGGGCATTGTTGTGGCTATTTAAAAATGAACCCAAAGTCTCTTGGGATGTTTTTCGTTCAAGATGGGCAAAGGAGACGGAAGTTGCGGTTGGGATCACAGATCCTCCATGTCATATTGGACGAGTCAGGAATAAAGATGACAATTATTATTATATAGAAAGGGAAGGTCAGGATATTCAGGAGTTCAGAGCTTTTGGTAAAGGAGGCCCGCCACAGGAGGTTTTGGATTTGTTATGTTTGGGAGATGTGAATTTTCAAACTCAAATGTCTCTTCCTTTTATGTTGTCTCAAAGTTCGGGGGCGGTTGGCAGATTTTTAAATGAGGCCGCTGATCTTGAGGTTATTGATAGAGCACAAAGCAATATAGCGGCACTTTTAAGAATTGATTCCGGGACTTTGTCAGAGATAAAAAGTTCTTATAAAATACACCAGGAGGAGATAAAAACTTTTGACTGGATAGACAAGGCCGAAAAAGAATTGATCCGACTTGAATTAAAAGACAAAGAGCTGGATTTGATAGAGGCAAGAATTAAAGGGCTTGAAAATATTATCTCGGAGATGAGCCAGGTTGGAGTGGAACTTAACAAACTATCTCCATTAATGGGAGCTAAAGACGAGATATGCAGGCTTGAGAAAAAAAGACAAGTTATCCTTAAGGCCAAGGCTAAAAATCAACAACTTAAAGAGATATTGGCGGAAATAGCTGTTTGTGATGAGGAGATTGATTCTTTATCTTTGTTCTTGGATGCCGGGGTGGAACTTAAGAGACTATCTGTTCTTAAAGAGCAATTGGATATAAAGAAGAAAGAATATCAGGATCTATATACTCTTATATCTGACATAACAGATAGCGATAAGAGATTAAAGATCGAGCAGGCGGAATTAAAGATAGCCGAAGACCATTTTCATAAAATCTTTCCGAAAATTTGTCCTTTATGCGATAAGTAAATGAGGTTTAAAATGAGAAAACAAAAGAATATAGAAATCTATCCAATGAGAAAAAACCCAAACAGGTGGGCGTGGAGACTTTTGGTGGGCGAAAAAATTATTTGTAAGTGTAAAGGGACTTTTAAAAGTAAGTGTCAGGCAGAGCTTAATTTTTATAATGTCTCTGACATTATAAAACGATGCCCGTTGTCAATAATATATAAAGAGAATCATTCTTCTGCAAGTATCAGAAGGAGAGTTAAAATAAAATAATATGATTGATCTATCTGAAGCAATCAGAACTGAAGGAAAGAGTCTGAAAAATGAGTGCAAGGGACTTGTCTTTCGGGGTTATGCAAGTTCTTTTTATGATATTAAAAGAGGCAGGGTAGAATGGAGAGAAGGGATAAGATTGCTTAAGAAAAAATCCTGCCCGGGTTGTGAAGAGTGCGGGGGTATGTTAGATAGTCTGCCCGATATGATTTATTGTCAAGGAGTAATTTCGCCTGAAGGCGGGATAGAAGACGGTAAGTTGTATACGATGACAGTGACGAATATAAGTAAGGATTGTGAGTCAGGGATAGTGGACGACTGGGATTTACAAATTATTCAAGTAGAGAAGTGATAATGCCAAAGAAACTTGCGGATGCGATACTGGGTGCTGATCTTCATATTAGACCTGGTAAACCTCAGTCAAGGATAGATGATTTTCAAAAGGCGATGTGGACTAAGTTTGAATTTATTTTGTCTCTATCGGTTGAAAATGATTTCTGTCCGATTTTGTTTGCCGGAGATCTTGGTCAGGAGTCCGAGTGGCCAAACTGGCTTTTGAGGAAATTTTTATCCACGCTTTTGAAAGCTTCTCCCTTAAAACCGATAGAGCTGATTGTGATACCGGGACAACATGATCTCCCGAATCACAATCTTTCTTTATGGAAGAAATCAGGACTTGGGGTTCTGGAAATAAAAGATAGTATAACCCTGCTTTATTCGGACAATCAGAATCACACGGATCTTACTCGTTTCACATTTTCCGGTCATTCCAAATACAATCAATTTTATATTCACCCCTTCCCTTATGGTCAACCGATTAAGAATTGCCTACAATGTAAACAGAAGGGGAGACAATTTTATTCGGTTGCGATGGCGCATGATTTGATTCTTGCAAAAGAGGGTAGGGGCTGGGAACAGGGTAAAGGGTTAAACGGGATCTCTTTATTAAAACAATTTCCGGAATATGATTTAATTCTGACAGGAGATAATCATAAGTCGTTTGTGTTGGAGCATCAAGGTCGTTTATTGGTTAATCCCGGCAGTATGATGAGGAGCGCGGCAGACCAGATTGATCATCAACCGCGGGTATATTTATGGTATGCGGACGAAAAGAGGGTTGAGATCGCTTACCTCCCCATTGAAAAGGAAGTTTTAAGCAGGGAAAGGATCGAGAAACAGGAAGAGAAGGAAAGGAGAATGCAGGCTTTCGTTGAATCTATTAAACCGGGGGAGATTAAAATTAAGTTCGAAGAAAATATGAAGATACATTTACGGGAGAATCCGGCGTCTCCGGAAGTGGAACAAAAAATATGGGATTGTTTTAATTAATAAGGAGAATTAAGATGGCGCAGAATCATATTGCGACGGCAGAGGATCTGATGAAGATGAAAAAAGAGCTTGAAGTCAAAGAGAATCGGGTCAGGGTTCTTGAGGGTAAAAACTCTGCTTTATTGGATCGACTTAAAAAAGACTTTGGTCTCAATAGTCTGGATGCGGCAAAAAGGGATCTTGTTTTGCAGACAAAAAAACTTGAGAAAGACGACGCCGATTTTTTACTGGCTGTATCGGCTTTAAAAGATAATTTTGCATGGGGTTTTGTTGGTGGTGAACGGTAGAAAATAACTTATAACAATGAAGGAGAAGTTACAATGGCGAAGACACTTGTTGGATTGATCGGAGAAGTCAGGGAAGAATTGACAAAGGCGGAGACGGAAGCTGTTGCATTTGATACAAAAGGTAATCAAGCGGCAGGTAAAAGATTCAGGGCAATAATTGCAGGGATCATTCCCAAAGTTAAAGAGATGAAAGCTCATTCTCTTGGTAAGGAATCTTAATCACTTCATAATTGGATCTCCCAAAGACTTCAAAATAAACCGGCCAAAGGAGATAGGCCGGTTTCCCTTTATTAAACAATGGTGACCACATGAGCAACATAACTCTTTTCCGTGAGAAGATAGACAATTTAAAAGGCAGGCGCGACCAGATCAAAGACAATATAGAGTCAGCCCTTTCAAAGATAGAGAAGCTCGAACAGGAGATTGTCAACGGAGAGGAAGCTCAGGCAAGGATACAACTGGTTGCAAAACAGACACAGGATCAACTCAAGTTTTATTTTGAATCTCCTGTAGATGCGGCCATGAGCGGGGTTTTTGACGATCCCTATGAATTCGAGTTAAGATTTGAGACCAGAAGGGGACAGACAGAAGCGGATCTGATTTTCAAGAAGGATGGAACGGAACATAAAGACCTGACATACGGTGGAGGCGGAGGAGAATCCGATGTCGCCGCTTACGGATTACAGGTTGCCGCTTTATCCATGAAAAAAGGATTAAGGCGTTTTCTATTATTGGATGAACCGCTCAAACATTTAAAGAGTGCTGATAAAACCCTGGAAAAAAGAGGGGGCTTGATGATAGGGGAGACAGGCCGGGGTTTGAAAATACAGATCCTTATGGTTTCTCATATTCCGGAACAACAGGAAGGATCTGACCGCGTTTTCAGACTAAGGTTGGAAAATAAGAAAACCGTAGCAGAAGTGTTATAATCTCCCGGGTCAAAAAAGAAGGGTTGATAATGTGAGAGATGAAGCCAATTTCATCAACAGGATATTTGACCTTGTAAAATCAGGCAAGACTGACAAGGAGATCGGACTACAAGTATCTTTACCCGTATGGCGGATCTATTTCATAAGGGTAAAGATACTTTGCATTACAAATACCGGGAGAAAAAGAATATGCGAAAATTGTAATCGCTTAAAATCAATCACCAGCTATAAGTCTTTTCAAGGCAGGAGATCAAGATATAATGGCTGGTGTATAGTTTGCCGAAGAAAGATAGGTATCGACACCTACGCAAGAACAGAAGAATCAGCTCATCAATCCTTTTCGGATATTCCAGTAACAGAAGAAATCCAATGTCTCAACTGCGATAAATTATTTTATGCCATAGTAGTAGAGAAAACCCCTTATAAAACTTGTTACAAAAACAGATTATGTGATCTCTGTCAGGAGCAGGAGCAGGATCGGGATGAAGATTCTTTATTTGGAGAAGTCATGGAAATATAGTTAAAAAAGCCCAAACAAAAATGATTTGTAAAAAATTTCTTTGAAATTCAGGCAAAAGATAATAAACTAAGAACATGAAAAAAATTGATGATCAAATTCAAAGAATCAAGAGAAAAGTAAACAGGGTAAGATCAGAAGTTCCAGATGAAGAGCCTGAACTGACAAAGAAGAAGTATTTTAAACTTAAATACTTTATAGAGCAGTATATGTTGGATCTTGACCCATTTGCGGCTTATGAAAGAGCTGGCTATGCGACTAAGGATAAAGAGAGAAATAAGAGAGCCGTCATAAGGCTTATGGCCAAGCCCGAAATACAACAGGCGATTTATGACAAGCAAACAGAATTATCTGAAAGGTTTGAGGTTAATCAGGAGCGCGTGATTAAGGAGCTGTCTTTATTGGCTTTATCGAATGTCAAAGATCTCCTTTCATGGGACAAAGCATGGATAACTTTAAAAAGTTCAGATAGTCTCTCACGTGATCAAACCGCAGTAATCTCCGAAATAAAATCTTCCGAAACCATCCAAGGCAGGAGAATCAGTTGCAAGCTTTATGATAAGAAAAGCGCTCTCATTGACTTGGGGAAACATCTTGGTCTGTTTTGGGAAGACTCTAATAAGTCAAAAGATCCTATAGAAGAAGCTCGCAGAATCAAGGAAGCTTTAAAACAGATGGACGATTTAACGGATTTGCCGGAAGACGAAGCGGTTTCCGGGGCTGATTGATGACATGGCAAATGCGTTCTTTATCCTTAAAATGCATTTTAGGCCCGGGAAGCATCATTTATTTTATGAGATGTGGGCGGCTCTTTGTTTGTCGGTTTGACAAGGGATTGGCTTTGAGATCGTCCAGACGGATTGAGGGGCTTTTAGGATCTATTTTAACAGGGATTAAGCCCGTCTTAGTGCGTTTTAACGGGGGTTGATCGACTAAGACGGGCTCTTTTAAGGGGCTTTTGATTTGATATCCTTAAAAGCGCAATTTTAATGATCAGGGGACGAAAAAAGATCCCTTTTTTGATCTTTAAAAGACTTCCTGGCCAGCGCGTTAGAAAGATCGGGTTTCACATTCATGGTCATGCTGAGCGCAATTATAAATTGGCCTGTTGTGATTGCGGGCTCGTTCATATGTCCAATTCCGGGTGATCAAGGAAGCTTCTGGCAGGAGAAGTGTTAAATTAAGGATGAGGCGGAATGATAGATCAACAGGGCAAATGAGAAGATGGAAATGGAAAGGAGATAAATAAAATTGCGCCGTGGAAGCAAAGCAAATGAATCTTACCCTGACCGGATAAAACCAGACAAACGTAAAAGATCCATCACGGAAACCTATAAAAGAAAGAAGTTGCTGGGAGAACAATGGTTGGCCGGGGACGGCAGGAAGAGACCTTTGTCTGAGAAGCATAAGGAAAAAATCAAGGCAAAACTTAAAGACAAACCATTCAAAAGAGTCCATCGAAAAGCCTTATCGGCAAGCAAGACTGAATTCTATTATCAAAAAGCGGCGAAGGAGTCCATTCCGGACTTGGCAGATAAACCATTACTGACTACCCGGTGGACTCGACTTAAACCCCATGCCGAACAACAAAGACTGGTCAAAAGACCAAAGAGATTTAACGTCAATCCGGCAGGTAGACGGTCGGGCAAAACAGAATTAGCTAAAAGAAAACTTGTCCGCAGAGCCATGAAAGGAACACCTTTTGATGATCCACGCTTTTTTGCGGCCGCTCCGACAAGAGACCAGGCAAAACGAATATACTGGGAAGATCTAAAAAGATTGACCCCGCGATGGGTTATGCAAAAACCTCCTTCTGAATCAGATCTGACAATCACCTATACTACCGGATCTACAATACAGGTTTTAGGTATGGATAAACCGGAGCGGATTGAGGGTGTTGCTTGGGACGGCGGCATTCTTGATGAATATGGCAATATGAAAAAGAACGTATGGGGAGAACATGTCAGGCCGGCCTTGGCGGATAGAAAAGGATGGTGTGACTTTATAGGTGTTCCTGAAGGCCGAAACCATTATTACGATCTGGCAAAGAAAGCTCAGCAGGATGAGACAGGAGAGTGGGATTATTTTCATTGGATCAGTGCAGATATTTTAGATCCACAGGAAATAATAGCCGCTAAAAATGATCTTGATGAGTTGACATATCTGCAGGAGTTTGAGGGATGTCATGCTCCTGATACTTTGGTTTTGTTGTGGAATGGAACAGTTAAGAAAGTTCGTCGAATAGCCGTAGGAGATGTTTTGGTTTCTGCGCAACAGGGCGTTCTTATCCCTACGAGAGTTCTTGCTTGTGGAACTACCGGGATAAAAGATATGTTGGAGGTCGAACTTGAAGATTTAACTCTTTTTCGAGCTTCGAGTCATCATAAAATGAGAATAGGAGGACGGGTTCTTTGTCTGATTGATTGTGCTTATTTGGAGAAAGCTCCTGTTTATTTTAAGCCTTCTACAAGGGATCAAAAACTGGCGGCTATTGTTGGTTTTAATTTGGGAGATGGTTGGGTTACTAAGAGAAAAGAAGGGGGTTTGTCTGCTTGTTTTTACAGCTATGATCGACAAGGAGTAGTGGATTTGTTGTCTGATTTACATTCTCTTGGCCTTGGTCTCGGCATTAATATCGGAGAAAAAAAAGGAGGCGGGCATCAGATTCAATTCTCTAATAAGGATTCTTTATTTCTTGTGAAATCTGGCTGTGTAGTGGGGAGTAAGGTAAAGCAAGACTTTGGAATTCCGGCGTGGATAAAAGAGAATAAAGATATAGACGTTCAGAAATCCTTTCTTGCCGCTCTTTTTGGAGCAGAAGGGACGATTCCCCGGCCCGGCAAGACAGGTAAACAAATTAAAGACATCAATCTTGCAATGTGTTCAAAAAGATTGGTAGAAGAATGCGCGGAGATGATGTCCAATGTCTTCGGACTTAAAGCGGTTGTCAAGAGAAAGGAGAAATATTGTAGAGTTTATACGAACTTTGATTTTATCGACAAGATCGGTTATTTATATTGCCCGATAAAACAAGAGAGAAGTTGGCTGTATCAAAGATATATGGAGGCTTCAAGGGCTCGTCGAAAACAGGTTAAAGGGCTTCGGGGGCAGGGATTAAAGTGGAAAGAGATTGGAGATTTATTCGGGTTAAAAATGACGACCGCCCGGGTAATTGGATTAAGCGAATCAACAAGGATCTCCAATTTTTTTGATGATTTTGCTTCGTGGGTTAAAAAGCATTATAGCGATGGCAAATTAAAGCTCAAGATTATCTCTAAGACTCCACAAAATAAAGAAAAATGTTGGAATGTGGCTGTTGATAGTCCTGACCATAGTTACTTGCTGGCCGATGGGTTGGATAATTTTAACTCATTTATAAATTTTCAGGGCAGGATTTACTACCCCTATTCATCAAAGCTTCATAACGCAAGAATTCAATATAATCCACAACAGCCTCTACATTTTTGTTTTGACTTTAACGTCGCACCAGGTGTCGCCGCTGTTGTTCAGGAGAAGCAGGTTATTGATATGGAGACCGGCGCAATATTGATCGGAGAAACTGTTTCCGGGATAATAGGAGAAGTTTATATCCCTCAGAATTCCAATACTGCTTTGGTCTGTAATAAATTAGGTAATGATTGGCGCGAACATCAAGGCTTGATTTATTGTTACGGTGATGCAACCGGTGGAGCAAAGGGATCTGCAAAGCTTGCCGGTTCTGACTGGGACATAATCAAGAAAGTATTAAGAGGTTATTTTGGAGACAGACTGCATTTTGATTACCCCGAAGCAAACCCTTCCGAAAGAGATAGAGTCAATGCGGTTAATAGTCGCTTATTGACCATGCAAGGTAAAGTAAGATTATTAGTTGATCCTTCCAAGGCTCCGCATGTCGACAAAGATTTTGAGGGCGTCCAATGCGTTCAAGGCGGGTCAGGAGAGATTGATAAAAAGAAGAATCCTGAACTATCTCATATTTCCGATGCAATTGGTTATTACGTCTGGAGAAAATTCCCAGTAAGAAAGATACAGGCAGGAATGATAAGCACCAGTGGTTTTTAGCACGCCTTTTTTTGTTTTTTATATAATACAATAGTGATTGATTTTACCGGGGTGATAGAATGGACTGGATCAGAATTTCCGAACAACTACCTGATTATGAGATACCTGCTCTTTTTTGGAACAACATGACAAAGGGCTGGCTATTAGGAATAAGGATCTCTGTGATTTTACCGGATTATATTGGAGATGCCCTTAAACTTTCAACTTGTGAAGGCTGGGTGCCTTTTAGTTCGGTGATCAAACAGATTACCCATTGGAAATATATGGATGTCCCGAAAGATGTTTTAACATAGAATAGGAGATAATATATGGCTTTGATTTTCGATGAGTCTGGAGATATGATGACTTCATTTTGGTTAAAGTATCGGGAGGGATTGCTTCAGGCTTTATTAAAGTATCACAAGGTGATGATACCGAGTTTTTTAGAATTTGGCGGATCGGTCGGTAGAAATCATTATTATGAATTGGCAAAAAAGAGGGATTGTATAGAAGGATTAAAAGGAGGCATTTGTATGGAAAGACAAAAAACGGATTCAATAACTCATTTAGTAAAGATCGTTGCGGCAGAGGTGTTTGAAGAAAAAGAACGAAATAAAGCCGCATTAAAAAAGACGGCTAATATCTCTTCGACAGAAAGAATAGAAGAACTGGAAGCGGCAGTGGCGAGCCTGATTCGCAAAGTGGACGATATCGAAACTTTTCTTCTGTCTGACCCGGAACCGACATATTCTCCTAATATTAAAAGTGAAGATAAGCCCATTTTACGAAATTGTCAGGGGAGAATCTGGAGTAATCTTGAAGACCGCATGCTGGATAATGCGTTTGCTTCTTTTATTTCTTTGCGCGCCGGAAGACATGGAAGGACGGAAAAGGCTATTAAGGAAAGAATAAGAAAGCATTTGTAAGATAAGGTTGACCAGAGGATGACTTATAAAGAATTGTTAAAAGAAGATGAGGAGAAAATTACATGACTTTGTATGAGCCTTTTAATGGAGAGGAGCTATCAGCTAAGACGAAAAAGAAGTGGAACAGGTTTGGCTTAGTTGTTTTAATCTTCTTGTTTATGATTTTTTCTTATCTGGCCGGTTATTTTATTTGCTGGCATCAACAGCCTTTTGAGATCAAGTATACTTATGATTGTTCCAGATCCCTGCAGAAAAATTTTAAAGCTCTTGAGATTAAGCACGGGAGGGAGAATTCCCGTGTTCTTTTATCAGATCGACTGGGGTTTTATTATATAGATGAAAAAGGCCGAAGGAATTCTTTTAAATGAAGCAGAAGGTCAATATATATAAGGCTTTAAGGAATACGATTGTAAAGGGGAAGGAACAGATTGCTGTTATTTTGCCTTCTAATTGCACTATGAAGGATGCGAAAGAGTTTGCGATAATTCTTGCGACGCAGTTAAATAGTCTTGAGGAGGTAACAATAGAAGACAAAAAAGGGCGGAGAAATTCTTTTAAATAAACCAGGAGGAGTTATGAAGGTTAAAAGAAGAAGGGTTATCAATGTGGACGCTACTTCTGATGGTTTGCCCGGGAGACCTCATGTTCTGATGGCGATTGCGAAAAGTCTTTGTCGCCAGCAAGGCAAGGAT